AGTTTGCCTTTGAGAGGCTTTGCACTTACATTTGTAACACCTGAATAGTCCATGCCGACATAACGACGTGGGCTAGCAGAATGTGCTGCAGATGCGAGAACTTCTTCTGGGGTATCAATGTTTCTGTTTTTCATGTTACCTGCCGATTCTGAGTGGCTTGAGGAAAGGCCCATGCGACGACGCATTGCATGACCCATGCTTGACCAATTTGCCATAATGACTCCCTTGCTTACCCCAAGGATAAGCCTGTTTTAGTTTGCTGTAATGGCGAATACGATGGCGCTTATCTCACCATCGCGGCTTTCAATCGTGGTAAAGCCTGGTTTGCAGGTCAAGTCCATGCCACGAGGAGCAACATAGCCACGAGAGATTGCGATTGCTTTGACAGCCTGATTTACTGCGCCAGCACCTACGGCACGAAGTTTGACCTCGTGTTTGTCATAGATTGCATGGGCGATTGCTGAAGCAACTGATTGAGGATTTGAGCCTGCGCTTACTCGTAGAAATGGTTCTTCAGCAGTAATTACTGGTTCTTGTGTAGACACGTTTTTTAGTCCTTTGGTTCCGATGTAGTGCCGCTCCTAGGACTAAATGGTAGGACTAATCTCGTCGTTGGTCTCGGTATTTACTATCCTGCATTTGCATAACTACAGATTCCTCTACCTTGTCGGTAAAGATATCGGCAGCCAGCCTTGCTAGAGCGTAAGAATCGGCAGCGTTGTCATCGTTAAACTCGACGCCCCATCGCTTATACATCTGTAGAAGCATCTCCTGCTTCTTGGCATTTCCCTTACCTGCTGCATATTTCTTTAGGGTCATAGGAGGAACCATTACTGGGAATTTAGTATCGTCATCAAAATAATCATAGATAGCCAGTTTTACAAGGGCCGAAAGTTCTCCAAGAACTAAGGCAGAGTGGCTGGCGAGAACTGTGCCTTCCATTGCAATCTTTTGTATTGGATGTTTTTCTGAAATGTAATCAAAATGGTCAAATAAAAACTGACGAATATCAACAAGACGTTCAACACCAAAATAGGGAGACTTGTATACCCAAGTCATGTATTGCTTAGGGTCAGACACAGCCAATGCTGTAAATGCAAAACCAGTTAATGACTGGTCTATCCCTATAGCAACTAGTAAATCTTTTTCTAACCCTGCATCAATCGACTTGGTTGGCACGGCGTTCTCTTTCAGTAATGACCATGTCTACAGTTCCAAGATACCCAGCGCCGTCTACCAAGTTATCCCTCTTGTGCTTGTAAACTTCTCGTGCAATCTTGACCCATGCCATGGCAAGGCCTACTTGCTCTTCAGTTATGTCAATACCAAAAATTACTTCCCAACCCTTTTTAATTCTTTCAAAGTTGTCTAACGGATGGTCATAAGAAGCGTTTCTCTCATTGTTGATGAGTTCATGTGCTTCGGGCAGAATCGGTTCACTCATGGAATAAACACGTACCTTCCTGTTAGCCATTGATTTGATGCAGTTGTAGTTGTAATACTTGCATACGTTTCATTCACAGTCGATTTCAAACTCTTCATCCACAAGCCAGCAAATGCTGCTGTTGCATTAGATGTGCCAACGGCGAACTGTCTACTTCCATCCATTGCAGTGTAATAAAACCTACCATTGGTATAAAAGTCAGTAGAGGTGTTGCCGTTGCTGTAAAGAGCGATAGTTGGTGAAGCAGCCTTATCCCAAGCCTCACTACCTCGTACCACTGGATTATCTGTTGCTCCAACAGAGATAACGTCATCAATACATGCAGGAACAGCAATATTGGTTCTGTTCTTCTCATTACCTGTTGAGGCTATTACTGCAACCTCTTGCTTTTTCAGAGAAGAAATTGCACCAGTAAGTTCAGGAGTTGCTCTACATGGGGCGTTTACTCTTCCTTGAGAAATACTTACGGCCTTGATGTTCAAACGTGAAGCATTATTTACGACCCAACCTAATGCTCTTGTAATGTCATCAATAGTATAAGCGCCTGCTCTGCCGTTTGTATTCATACCGAGAACTCGGATTAAAACAACCTTTGCTTCAGGATTTATTGACGTAAGAATTGAAAGCATTGTGGTTCCGTGTACAAATGCTGGTAGCGCATTGGCTGCAACTGTGGCTGCCCCAGCACCTTCTTGAAACTTAGTTCCGTTTGGGCATGCCGCAACAGAAACTATGCAGACTTCATATGCAACATTGTTTGGAAACAGAGTTGTATTAAAACCAACATCAATAATTGCAACTGTTGGTGTGTTTGCTTGGGCTGGAAACGAAACTCCAACCAATAGTAAAACAAGTGCGATTAACTTTCTCATACGTATTCCCTCCTCGGCCCTCCAGCCGTTCTACGAGTTATCTCTCTCGATACTAGAGTGATGTCTCTTTCCTGATTGGAAAGCATCATCTCTACCATCTTCCTGTATGCATACTTTGCTTCTAACTCATCTTCTAGACGGATGACTTCGTCATCTATCGCAATTTGAGCCCGAATAAGCGTTACCTTATCACCTTTTGTTGCAGAACCCATCTTCTCAACTGTGAGCCTGTTCACTCGCAAATCTAAGGCTCGTTGTGCAGCACGCTCTGCAATCTGTGCCTGAGCCAGTTGAGAGGCTGTGTAGTCAGCCCAACCTGTAAGAACTGTAAACATTTCAGCCAACTGCTCACTACTTAATGTAGTGATGTCAGGAGGCAAAGAAACTAGTTCATACGAAGGTTTGGGAATATTCATTCCCTTTTCAACTAAGGTATCAAGTCGCATTGTTTGCACCCATCCTCCGATACGTTACAGGCTGGCATCTTATCAACCTCTACCGCATCTACCACTTTCTTGGCTGCATTAAAAACTCTTTCTACTATTTCAAAATTTGCTTTTACCGTGAACTCTCTGTAGTCCTGGTCTGCTTTAAGTTCATAAATAAAAACTATTTCTTTTGGCGCTTCATCTCCAAACATACGACGAGCAAGTTCTAGGTACATCTGACCCTGCAATAAGTGACTTCGAAATGGTCTACGTATATTCTTCCAAGCCTTGGTCAAGTCATAGTTAGCATCAGCAAGAATATCTGGCGCTTCAAATCTTAAAGTTCCTGCTCCTATAGATTTGATTTCTATTAAACAGTCTTCTCCAAGACCCTTAATCCAGCCATCGGCATGACCATGAATACGAAGTGATTCATCCTTTAATGGAACTTCTAGATACTCATCCTCTGCATCTACATCAGAAGATATGTTCCATCCTTTACCAACTGGTCCATGCCACATTCCATACAGAACGCCCATTTCACGGAATCTGTTCTGCCATTTAGCGTGAATAGCGTGACCTTCATCAAAGATGTTTTGAAGTCTTAAAGATGGTTTTTCTTTCTTTGGAGCCCCACCTTTCAATAAATAAAAGGCATAACGGTGACACCAATCAGCCTTTATAATCTCTGATGGATGTAGAACGTCTGTTCTACGGTCACTTGGGGGCTTGAGTAAAAGATGTCTCTCGACATCGCCTAAAAGTCTGGTCTCAGTCTTCTTGGCATCCAAGAACTTCTTTAGGTCTTTCGACGCTTGAACTGGCATCATACTTCCTTACTGAATATAAATTCTTTTAGGGTCATTTTCTTTTTATATTTCTTTTGCCACTTTCTTATGAGGGCGTTCCTCTCGCGATGAGAAAGACCTCCCCATATTCCGTGCGGTTCGTCTCGTGAGACTGCGTCCCATAAACACTCTGATTTGACTGGACAATGGTTCTTTCCACTTTCACCAAAACAGAACGACTTCGCTTGACTAGCGATAATTTTGTATTGGTTCTTGTCTCTTGGCGGGTAGAAGATATCGGTGTCTTCTCCTGAGCATCGGGCTTTATATCGCCAAGCGTACTCTGGTTCATCCATTTATTAGGCATCCTTTGTTTTATCCCTCATCTCAATGAAGTCATCCTCAAGCAGAATGACATAATCTTCCCCATCGAGATGAATACCAAGAACTGGCATTCGTCCTTCTAGGATTGCCTCTCTAACATTTTTCTTAAGCACGTCAGACTTTATAGTGAATTGTTTTTTACCAGTCCACTTATGTTCAATCAACAGGTCGGATGACCGAACATCGCCTTTACGTGCCCAAAGAGCCCCAGATGCAGCATTACGTTTTCCGCCAATCTTCTTGGCTAAACGCTTCTCGTGCTTCTGAGACTCTTTTTGCCCTTTACTCCTCAAGTTCTATTTTGCCTTCCTGATGCCCTTTGAGCAACTTTGGGACAAGATAAAACATTGTTTCTCTCCAGAAACATCTGTTGCAACCACAGAATGGTTCACCAGATACTGTTTCTGAAATCTCTTCTTCTGTTCCTTCATAGATTGCTTCAAAGAGCATGTCGGTGTAAGCCTCTACACCACGCTCTAATTCTTCAGCCCAATCTTGGTCGATGATTTCAAAGCCGCTACTCATCAGCACCCACCACAATGGTGTCAGTTGATTCGAGGACAACTTTTTCAAGTTCTTCCTTGAGGTCAATTTCGCTACGGAGGCTATCAATAACTGGTTCGATTCCCTGCCATTTTCTTTCGCCATAGTAATACCACCCACCTTTACGTTCTATCAATCCCTTTACTACTGCAAGAGCCGCGATTTCTTTAGCGAAATCATATTCTCCAGGAAGGCAAGAGCCGCCTTCTGAGAAGTAAAAGTCAAAGTATGCAACTCTCTGTGGGGGCGCCGTCTTATTCTTAAGAGTCCTGACCTTGATTCGTTGCCCGATTCTGACTTTATTGTTACCCGAACCAAGTTCAATCCATTCATCTCTACGGACTTCACATCGAGTGAAAAATGCATAGTTCTTTCCTTCACCTCCAGGAGTGGTGCGAGGGTCTCCATGCATCACGCCAATCTTCATGCGGTACTGGTTAATAACAATGCCCAATACTGGACGCTCTGCTTCAACAAGGCTTCGTTTCATTGCAGTACCTACAACTCTGAAGAACTTGTTAGTTAATAAGGCGCCCTTACCTACAGTCGCCTCATCCATATTCTTTTCCAACTCAGGAGAAGGTGAGAGGGCTGGAAGAGAGTCAATAACGATGGCATCAACAGATTTGGATTCAGCAAATGCAATTACAGCATCGTAGGCTTCTTCCATAACTGAAGTTTCGACCACAATGACTCGACTGGTATCTACGCCACACATTTGTGCGTAGTCAGGAACCCATGCTTCTGCAGCAACCCACACTGTTGTGAAGTTTGGGTCCTTTAATTGATTAGCAGCGATTGCTTTTAACGCTACAGCAGTCTTGCCATGTGAAGGTTCGCCAATTAGTTCATTCCATTGGTTACCAGGAAAACCCCCACCAAGAACGTAATCAAGAGTTGTAGAACCACTGGTGAACCTAGGTACAAGGTCAGCACGAATATCACTGGCAAATACAACAACACCATCACCAAATTTTTTATTAAGTTGAGCAACGATTTTTTTGGCTTCATATGTAATCATCCATCAATCCTTCCGACAATTTGTTGTGG